CCGGGATGATCAGGTCACCAAACGCGCCGCCCAGGTCGGCGATGCCGGCCCCGACGGTCAGGAACGTCTGCGCCGAGAAGTCCCCGCGCAGGAGCGCCGCGCCGCCCTTCATCGCATCGGTGGTGCCAGTGAAGGCGTCCCGCAGCCCACGGCCGGCCCGCTCCACCTTGCCACTGGCATCATCGAGGCGGTCGAAGCCCTTGCTCGCCTCACCGACCTTGCCGGACATCTCCTTCGCGGACGCGCCGACCTGATCGAACGCCTTCTCCAGTTGGGAGGTGTCACCCGCGAAGGTGAGCGTCACCTGATTCTTGGCGGCCATCTACTCCACCTCCACCCCGGCCTGGCGGGCAACGTCGAGCAGCGCCCGGGTGAGCACCTCGCCGAACTCGGCCTTGCGGTCGAAGTAGGCGGCGTACAGGTAGCGGCCTTCCTTCCTGAATGGGCGGACCACGCTGCGGTTGCGTCCGACCCGCCCGCCGAAGTCCAGCCACGGCATGTACGGGGCACGGTTGCCGCCCTCAGTGACCCGCACAGCGGTCCTCGTGGACCGGGCCTTGATGGACCGCTGCGCCCGGCCGGTGCGGGTCGGTACGCGCCGTTTGGCGTCGCTGACGACAACGTCCGCAGCCTCGTTCAGCGCCACCCGCAACGCCTTCGGTAGGTCGGTGTCCAGCTTCTTGAGGCTGCGGCTGAACTCGGCCAGCCCGTCGACTTTGATCGCGTCGGCCATGTCAGCTCCCGAACACTGAGACGAGTGAGCTGAAGCCGGTGCTGGCGCCCGCGACGGCCAGGCCCAGCGCGATGTACGACACGCGCTCGATGCGGCGTAGCCGTAGCTCGTGGTCGTCGGAGACCTTGTCCAGCTTCTGCTCGATGCGGGTCAGCGACCGGGACAGCTCCGAGTTGGTGACCTCCTCGGCCATGTCACTTCCCTCCCGCCTTCAGCCGGGCCAATTCCTCACGTTGGGCCTTGCGGGCGTAGAACACGCCCCATCTGACAAATTCATCATTCGACATGCGGCTCTGTAGGTCCGAGACCGTCATGCCCAGTTTCTGGGCTAGGAAGAACTCGAACTCCATCTCCGGATTCGCCTCGAAGGCTTTTGTATGCCTCCTTGTCGGCCCCAGTCAGGATTCCGGACAGCTCTGCAATCTTCTGGGTTACAGGCTCCAGCTCCCCGGCAACGGAAGCCTTCTGCCAACGGCCAGCCTCGGCCTCGGTGACAGAGGGCTCGACCATGCCGTAGGCGAGGATGCGGCGCTCCCTAGCCTCCGGGTCGTCGACCTTCTGGATGAGCATTGCCTCCACTCGGGACAGTCCCCGGACGCGCACGTCTCCGACACCCTCGATGGTGACCACGGCCTCCGGGAGCCGGGCCTTGAGAAGCTCGTCCTTGCTGGCGAAGGTCACGGTGGCCTCCTATGTCTGAGCGGTGTCGTCGATGGCGTCGGACTTGGTGAACTCGGCTGTCCAACTGACCATGTCTGCGACTGGGTTGGTCTCCACGTAGGACTTGAGGATGCCGGTTATCACCTGCTGCGGTAGGCCCGATCCGGTACCTTCGGGCCGTCGAACAATGTTGAACATCTCGGTTTCGTGGTCGCTCATGATGGCGCGCGGGGTACCGCTGCTGGCGTTGTCGTAGACGCCGCCCATGGTGAACCCGCCCGCCTTGAGGCCACCGGCGAAGACGTGGTCGTCCTTTCCGTAGGTGGTGACATCGTGCGTGTCGCCTTCACGGGTAAGAGTGCTGGTGTTTACGTAAAGGCTGATGTCAGCCGCACCGGACACCGGGGAGCTGGCCAGGTTGATCTTGATTACTGTTTCCTTACCATGCGCGAAGGTCATGGCACTCAACTCCCTGATCCTGCGATGTCCAATGTGAACAGTGCCGCCATGTAGTCGACGCCCGAGATGGTGACCACGTCGAACTCGATGTCCTCCACCCGGACGGTGTGGAACGCCGAGTAGGTGCCCGACTCCAACACCGCCTTGACGCTGGACGCTCCCGAGCCGGCGCAGTAAGCGGCGAGCGCGTTGCGGGCGGTGCGGTCCGACGGCTTGCCCACGACCACCACCACGGGCAGCGACATGCGGTCCATGCCCCGCCCATAGGTGGCGTCGAACACGAGCGCCTCTGGGTAGCTGACCACTGCGGCCGGTGGGCTCAGCGTCGGTGGCGGGTAGGCGAAGCACCGCAACCCGGTGATGGTGTCGAGTCGGGCGGAGACGGCGTCCATGACTGCGGCGAGGTCCATCACGCACCCGCCCACCAACGTCGGTAGTCCCGCAACGCCACCGACACGTCCGGGTCGACCCGCTGCAACAGCCGCAGCTCCGACCCCTGGTCGGGTGACCCGGCGACCCCGTACGGACTGTCGCGACGGATGGCGAACCGGGACGCCTGCAATAGGGTGGCTTCCTTAACCGCAGTGGGGACGGAGGTCCACCCCCACAGCGCCGTGATCGAGATCTCGTCCCGTAGGCCGGTCGGCTTGTACGTGGAGTCGGGCCGCACCATCATCTGTGTCCACGGCCGGGCCTTCACTGCCGCGTTGCGCGGCTCCAGGACGTAGTCGTCGATGGCGCCCACGTCCACCCCGTCGGCGTCCTGGACCTGCGGGTCGAAGCCGGTCACAGCCATCAGGTCGTCGAAGATGACGATCCACCGGCAGCGCCGCCGGTCCCATTCGCCGGTGAACCAGCGCTCCTCGGGTGCGGCGACCACTCCAAACTGACGGTTGGCGTCCACGTCGATCGCCCGGGAAGCGGCTGAGATGGCGAAGCCCAGCTCCGCGTCATCGACGGCGTCGCTGATGCGCATATACGCCTTCAGCTCCGTCGATGTCACGTAGTCCGGTGCCCACGCCATCTCAGCCGCCCCCCTTAGCCCTTCACAACGACGTAGGCACTTCGGTTCTGGATGTTGCCGTCGGCCCGCTCCCAGGCCGAGTACTCCACCTGGCCGAAGTTGGCGCGGGTGTAGGGGTTGACGACCACGGCGAGGTTCGAGACACGCCGGATGACGTACGCCTCGCGCAGGTCACCGAAGACCATGAAGTTGCGACCGGCACCACCGGAGACCTCTGGCATCGACATGTCGATGACAACCTCGTACCCGAGAAGCTGCTTGCGCGGCTGAGTGGCGACGCCAGACGCAGCCTGGTCCAGGATCAGCGGACGCTGGGCGCCGTCCACAATGCCCCGGATGTTGAGCCACGTGTTCTTGTGCATGCACCACTTAGCGTTCTGCGTGTACGCCTCGTCCAGCGCACCCTCAGAGTCGAGAAGGTCGTCGTAGTCGATCGTCGGCGGCGAGTCGAGAACGTTGTTCGGCGTCAGCGCGGAGTGGCAGATCCCGAACGGCAGCGTGGTGCCGCCGCCCGAAGCCCAGTCAGCCGCCTGCTTGCGTGCGATGCGGGTACCCAGCGCACGGGCGACAAGGCCCTCAACATCGAACGCCGAGTCCTGGAGAAGCTCCACCGAGACCCGCAGCGGGTCCTGACCGGTGCCCTGGCTCGTGTACTTGAACGCACCGAGTGCAACCGTGCCGAATGTCAGGTCCGCACCGGCAGCGAACTGAGAACCCTCAGTGGTGATGCTGCCGGAGTTGGCCGTGTCGTCGAGGCTCGGGTACTCGATGGCATTTCCGCTGTCGGTGGTGATGGTCTCGACCTCGTTGGCGAGGCCGCCGTACGCCTTGCGGACCTCGACCAGCTTCTGACGGAAGCCAGGCGGGATCATGTAACCGCCCGCGCTGTCCGAGGTGGACTGTGCGTTGGTGACCCGCAGACCGGAGATGTCCTGGTTGGGCATTCCCGTTCTCAGGTAAGCATTGAAGGCCCGGTCCAGGGTGTCATCCTGGCGCGGGATCCCCACGTGCACGACAGAGCCGACCGGAGTGTTGTACGCGGCATTACGCGCCCGGAGTTCGTTGGAGCGGCGGACGCCGTCAAGCTCCAGCTCCAGACGCTCGTAAGTGGCGACCTCATCGTCGGTGAACGACCGGCCCTCGGCGGTGTCCACAATGGCCTGGAGGTCGATCAGGCAATCCTCAATCGTTCGCATGTCACCCTCTCAGGGTCACGTGGGCTCGCGCCCGGATCATCTGACTGCGCCGGTCTTCCGGTGCAGTGGCTTGGGT